AAACCACTTATTGCTAAAAGCATTAGAGGCTTGGCAGAACAATATACTGACAAAAAATTTACACTTAGGAGAGTATAATGGCATATAGAACGCAGAGAAAAAAGATTGCCGAAGCTCTTGTAGAAAAACTAAAAGAAATAGATGGCAACTATCCATATAATACAAATATTTTTGATAACGCGGATAGTCATTTAGTATTTTTAGACGAAATACAACAATACCCAAAGGTTTGTGTAGTTGCAAGTGATGAAACTAGGCAATACCAACCTGGAGGTTTTAAATGGAGATTTTTACTATTATCAATAAGAGCATATGTGAATAATAGTGAAGATCCACAAGAAACATTATCATTATTACTCGAGGATATAGAAAGAGTAATCGACAATAATGATACGCTAGTGTATGATGACAGTGTCGACCCAAACTTGCAAACGACATCAATGACAATACAAAGTATTACAACTGATGAAGGAGCAATTTCCCCATTAGGAATTGGAGAGATAACTGTCGAAGTACGATATTAGGAAACAGAGGACGCTGATTAAAATCATGCGGAATCCTTTCCAAAGAAGAAATAAATAGGAGAAAGCAATGGCTTTAAATCTATCAAGAAATACCAAAGTATTTGTTAGTTCTGTGAATGGAGTTACATCTGCAGGCGGAAACGTAGTAACTGTAGATGCTATTGGTGGTACTAATACTAATCATGCGGTTGGTGATGTTTTAACTTTTGGAACAACTGATGGAAGTGGAACAAACTTTAAATGTATAGTTGCTGCAGTTACTGCAGGTGCTGTTACTGAAGTTTATATTCCTAACAATTTCAGAGGTTCAGGTTATGCTGATGATGATACTGTAACATCTACTGCTTCTACTGGTAGCGGAGATAACGGATTAGTATTAACTGTAAATGGAGTTAATTCTGGAACAACTGCTGAAGGTGGAAGAGCTGGTTTAGGACTATTCAAAGGAAATGAATCAGACGCAAATACTTTTAGAATTGGTGTGTTAGATGGGTATAGTTTTTCTCAAGGAAGTGATGCAACAGACGTTACAATTAATGAAGCGGGTTCAGAACCAAACCGTGGGTCAAAAAGATTCAATGATTCTTTACCGCCTGCAGAATGGAGTTTCTCAACTTATGTGAGACCATACAAACATGGTACAAACAGTGTTAGAGCTTCTGGCACACATGATATGGTTGAAAATATTTTATGGGCAGCTATATCAGGTAAAGATATTACTGGAGGCGCCTTAACAGGAACTTCAGCAGCTTCTGTAACTTGTGATTCAACTGATGCCGATGTTTCATTCGCAAGATCAGACCATCACGAATTATTAAAACTAACTATCTTTTTCGCACTGGAAAATACAACTTACAGACTAAATGAATGTCAAGTTAATCAGGTAGAAGTAGACTTCTCCATTGATGGAATTGCAACTTTAAACTGGTCAGGTAATGCAACAACTATCGATCAGGTAACAAGTGCAATTGAAGATCCTTCAAAAGTATTACATGCTAAACCATCAGGAACAGATACTTCTGTAACAACATCTACTTATATCGAAGGATATAACTATGTAGATATTACTGGCCCAGATGATGCTGACTATTTGAGAAATAAACTCTCAACATTAAGATTATCAGCAACTAAGGACTCAAATGGTATATTAGACCCAACAGCTAGTGATTCAACAACTCAGTATGATATTAATATTACTGGTGGTACATTAACAATTGCCAACAATATTACATACGTAACACCTGAAACACTAGGTACTGTGGATAAACCAATTGGATCTTTCACTGGTTCTAGACAAATGACAGGTTCATTAACAATGTATCTTGATACAAAAACAGATGGATCTAACCAGTTACTCACTGACTTAGCAGCAGCTACCAGCTTAGTAACAAACTCATTTGATATGAGCTTATTTATGGGTGTAAATAATACTAATGGTTCCTTTAGTGGACCTGGTGTAGAATTTGACTTACCAAAAGCTCATTTACAAATACCAACAATTGAAACAGCAGACATTATATCAACAACTGTTGAGTTTGCTGCTCATGGTACAGACCTACTTACAGGTGATGAAATGACCGTTAAATACAAAGGTTCAACTTCTCACTCACAAAGTGGCTACGCTTCTACTGGAAGTAACGCAGTCTAACCATGGCGGAGTATAACTTTCTTCGTGAAAGTAAACTCCATATAGTTTATGGGGGTAATCGATACAATGTAAAGATTACCCCTGACTTATCGTTCTCACAGACATTTGCGGAAGATGCATACTCAGTAAAAACTTTGCATGATCAGACTAAGATGTTTCAAGGAACGAGCGTAACAAAAGCAAATCCTGCCAATTTTAGTTTTGCTATTCATCTAACAGAGGAAAAGGATGAAAGCATAGTGCTAGATCTTTTGACAGATTACGATACAAGTACAGGAGAACAATTATTAAAATCTTTTGATACTTATATCGTAACTGGCGAAAGTACTTTTAAATTAGAGGGTTGTATCATTACAACTGGAGAATTTAATTTTGCAAAAGGCTCGGCTTTAACTTTAACAGTTAGTGGACAAGCCAAAAAACTAGAAAGAGTAGGAGATGAAAGTTACTCACTTCCAGGTACTTTGCAATCTGCAAGTGCCACAAGAACTCCCACCCTATCTTTACTTGATGTAGAAATAGATGGAACAGATGTACCAAATCTTGTTTCTGCTACATTGAGTGTGCAAAATAATATAAATTGGACTCCTTATGAAACACTACAAAATAGTTTGTCAGTGACTTCAATAAGTAATGCAATGTATCCTTCTAATTATAGTTTGAATGATAGAGTAGTAAGTGGAAACATAACTCAATACCTTACTTCAAATAACTCTAGCGATTTTCAAACATTTGATACTTCTGCTCGTGTAGCAGTTAAAACTTTAGTAGATAATTCTACTTTCTTCAATTTTACATCTGGAGCAAGTGATTGTATGTTTACAAAAAGAACTGGACAAGGAGAAGTATTTACTCAGACTCTGGACTATAGATTAGTAAATAGTCCAGCCGATTTAGGAACTTTAATTACATATTAATATAGGAGAAATACATGGAATTAAAATCATTACTGGTAGACAGTAAAACAGCATGGGTTGATTTCCCAGGATTAGACGGGTTTAGCATAGAATTAGCAAACCTATCAAGAAAAGAACTTGTATCACTAAGAAAAAAGTGTACAGTAAGTAAATTCGACAGAAAAACTAGAATTTTTAATGAAGAATTAGATGAAGGTAAGTTTGTAGATGAATTTACCAGTGCAACTGTAAAAGGTTGGAAAGGATTAAAACTTGGATATTTAGAAGATTTAATTCTTGTAGATTTAAAGGGGCAGGACAGAGAATCAGAGATGCCTTATTCATCTGAAAATGCAAAAATTTTAGTAGAAAATTCAACAGAATTTGATAATTGGCTCAACGAGGTAGTTTTTGACCTCGAAAATTTTCGTAGCCCAGAACAAAAACCTGTTACTGGAAAAACTCAAAACGTTTCTTGATAACAAAGATGTAGGAATGACCAAGTCACAGTACTTGGAAATGATGGAACAAATGGGGCAAGAGCCTGACTGGGATAAATGTCCAGTAGATTGGGAAGATTTTCCTGAAGTAATTATATTAGGAATCAATGCGTATAATTCTTTAGGTAGTAGAATTTTTCCCGAAATAGGTTATATCGGAAAAGAATATTCTAATTATGATTTAATTTTAGAATATTTAGGTATAGAAGAACATCAAAAAGATTTTGTATTTGAAATAGTACAATTTATGGAAAATAGAGAGGTAGAAATCTCTCAAAGAAAGCTAAAAGCTGAGTATGATAGAGTAAAACGTGGCAAATGAAGTAATTGCAAATTTAGAAGTTCAAGTTTCTGGTAAAGGTATTCAAATCGTTCAAAAAGATTTGAAAAAAACCAAGCAGACAATGGACGAAACCGCTTCTAGTGCTAAAAAAGGCACAAAAGAAGTAGATAAATATGGTAGAGGAGTAAAAGGTGCTGCTGGAATATCTTCTAATGCGTCTAAAAACTTTTCAAAAATGCAGCAAAACATCGGAGGCAATGATGGCTCTGGTGGATTAGTTCGTGCCTACGCATTACTCGCTGCAAACGTTTTTGCACTTACTGCAGCTTTTGGTGTTCTAC